GCGTTGGTCTTGGACTGGATGGTTAGTTTCATATTTTTACCTGCGAGTTTCGTTTTTACTTGCGAGTTCAACCGTCAAGGATTCGTTGACAGTTCGCTGCCGTTCAAGCTCGCGCATGACCCGTCGGGCGTACGCGCGCGTGGAAGATTTCTTAGCTCCTCTTGGCCCACCTTGCCAGAGTCGAGCTAAGGATTCGTCGCCGAGATTCTTGCCGTAGTGGCTGAGATAGGCATTGGCGATGAAGGTTGCGGTTGCGCGATTTGTTACCTGCGCGTGGGTGTAGTGCGTACCCATGATGCGGTTAACGTCGCGCACGAGGATCGGTTTGATCTGAAGCGCGCCTAGCTCGCCGTGACGGCCTTTGGCCTGATCATTTCCGTTGGATTCGATTTGGATCAGTGCGGACAATAGAAGTGGATGCATGATTTGATTCGCGGATAAGGTTTATTCGTTCGATTTAAGCTCCTCGGTGAGATTGTTCCACTCGCGCACACGCTGGCGAGCCTGCTCAATCGTAAACTCCCATTCCTTCTCCTCGCGCCACATACCGCGCACCACTTGCGGCCTGATGCCAAGATCATGCAGCCGCACCATCTCGCACAATATCTCAATCGGACTCATTGCTGACCTTTCTCACGCACAACCCGTCCGCCGAGTCGTTTGGCCAGTCGTTGCGCGTCGCGTTTGGCGTTCGGACCTTGGAACGTGTATTCGCTGCGCCGGAATTTGCCGAAATAAACCGTCCAGTAGACTTTCATTGCTGGCCTTTCGCCTTGGCGATTACCTCCCGCGCGTAGTCTAGGTCTTCATCGTCGGCCATTGGATGCGCGAGACGTTGAAGAGCGAGAAGCATTTGAGGCGCGAGGGAAATCAGGCGAGCGTTTGCCATTTTCTCAGGCTCCGGCGTTTCTGCGTGTGCGTGATGGTTCATTGCGTAGCAAATCAGGGCATCACCTGCGCGGACGTTAAGGCCGGTTGTCCGCCAAGGGCCGGGGGTATGGGTTTTCATTCGTTGTCTCCAGTTATCTCTTCGATGGTTTCGCGCGCGTGTTCGATTAGTCGGTCGAGTTCCATTGCCGAATCCTCGCTTTCCCGGTTTCCACGGTGCGCCAGATCGTCAAGGCGCGTCCATTCGTTGTTCGCGTGAGGAAGTAACGCGCGGACGATGGCTAGCAATTCAGGCGCGGAGGCGATTAAGCGCGCGTTGGCAAGCGGTTCGCCCATGTGAGGCGCAAACGCGCTGACATTGACTCGCGCAAGGACAAGTTCGCCCTGCGGATGATTCAATGACGCATCGCTTCCATCGATGACCTCAAGAACAGACAGTTTCGAGTCGAATCGATCTTCATCGAATCGGACAAGCCAAGGGGCGGGGGTGAATTGAGTTTTCATGAATGCTCAGGCGTAGATGTTCTCGGTTTCGGGAGTTTCGGCGGTGACGATGCGCGTCGTTTCGAGGAATTCGGACAGTTCACCAAACTCCTCGCGCGCGGCAATGGCTGCTTTTCGCGTGGGGAATAGACAGGTTTCGTAGGTCTGGCCGTCATTCGCGGATTCGCGGAGGTCTGACCAGCCGCCGGTCGAGGTTGAGAGTTGGATTTTGTAGCGCATGGGATTCAGGCGTTGACGGTGTATTCCGACGCGAAACGAAGACCTTCGGCGCGGCCTGATTCGGAGCCGCCTAGGACGATGCTTTCGCACGCGGAATCGCCTAGCTGGCGCGAAAAGGCGTTCCAATGCTCGCGCGCGTCGCAATGCGGGATTCCGCAGTCTCGGTGCAGGGTTTCAGCGAACGCGTGGAAAAAGTCGTCGCGAACGGATTCGACCGCATCGTCCATGCCGATTGCGCGGAGGAGTTCCGCGTCCATGCGCGTCAGTTCCATGCGCGGGAGGATGATTTCTACGGCAAAGTCGCGAGCGTCCGCCCATACGCTGCTGTATGCGTTGGTTTTGAGCCAAAGGGAGCCGTCGTCGAATAGGTGGTAAACCGTCGAATCAGGGTTGCCGATTCCTCCGGCTGGGCGGATGGATTCGCTGAGGTTATCCGCGAACGGGGGCAGCGTTTCGAGCGTGTCCTGATCCTCGGGGGTTAACCAAAGGAAATTGTCGTTCAGATAATAGTGTCGCACATAGGCAAGCGCGGATTGCGGCAGATGGTCAGCGTTAAACGACGACAGAACCGAGTCGCGCGCGACAATGCGTTGCAGGATGGGGAGCAATTTTGGATTCATGATGCAGGATTGGTTGCGGATAGGTGGCCTACCCTTTCGCGTCACGCTTGCGGCATGGCGCGCGGAGGATGGGTCAGCGGTCCGATTTGCAATAGGTTCGAAAGTCTATGCGGCCGATCAGATAATCGGCGCATGCGCGGGAACGATTCTCTGGCCAACCGACAGGGCCTGTCAGCCAGTCGAATATTTCAGAATATGTCAGGCCGCGCGCGGATTTGCGCGCCTGCGTGAGGTTGCCATTGATGAGGTTGTCGACGGCGGTTTCTATGCGTTGGATTGATGCCATATGGTTTTGATTTGATGGTTTAGGACAGGTTGAAATGCGCGCGGAAGTCGGAATAATCGTAACACAAGTCGGTTGCAAAGCGGTAAACGCCAATGTCTTCCGCACCGTCCGCGCGGCGGACCGTGACAAATTGCCACTTTTCGGCATGCATTTGAAACGGCTCTTCGAAGGCGCGCGCGCGAAGGAATTCTACAAGTCTCACGCGATGGCCTTTCCCGCTTTGCGCGCTTCGAATTCCGCGCGGTAGGCCTGATGCAGGTCATGCAGTTCGCGCAGGGTGTCCAGATCGGTGTAAATCTGACGGTCCTGAAGATCGGAATAGATACCGTCTAGGTCGTCGCCTAGTAAATCGCGCAGGGTTAAATATTGCCAACGCACGGAAAGAGGGAATTCCGCCTGTACGGCGCGCCGGTAGTCTAGATACGCGCGCGAAAGGTTTTCCTGTAGTGCCTTGTGTTTTTCTAGGGCCGATTCAAAGGACATAGAAAGCTTCAAAACCTTCCAACCGAAACCTTCGTTTTTGAGAACTTTTCCGTTTGAGCGGAAGGACACGCTGTATTTCAGCGCGTCCACACGAAAGACTTCAGAGCCGTTTTTGCTTAAGACTGCCATAGTTTTGATGGGTTAAGGTTAAGGTTTAGAAAGTGCAGCAACCGCAGCACGGCGCATCCTCGCAACGGCCGCGCGCATTGCGAGTGCCGCTCCAGCCTGAGGAAGTTTTGACGCAGATTAGGCCGGAGTCTTCCGGCATGCGTCCGGTGCAAGCGTTGCAGTCTATGCGCCATACGCGGCCGCGTTTGGTGACGGTTCCAAGGCCTGAAGGGACATATTCTTGGCACTGGACGCATTGGCCCGGATATCGGTTGATCATTGGATTGGATTTGATTTGATGGATTGAGATTGAGATTGAAGGGGCGCGTCAACCTACCGTTGCCGATAGATTGAAGCGTACCGTCAATTGCTCGCGATTTGATTGACAGCCTTTGATGCCGCGCCGTGCGGTTTGAAACCGACGATGAAGCCGCGGTTGCCCTTGGCGCATAGGCGACACTTGTCACACGAAAGGCCTTCAACGCGTTGGGCAGGGCAGATAACTACGCGGTTGCCTTCCGGTGTCATGAAACGGTCGGGGCTGTCCTGAGGTACAACGGCCGCAACCGGAAGGCCCAGCTTGGCAAGTGTGTCGGCATGCGCCACCGAGTTTGCTGACAAGTTGACCGTAAATCCGGCCGCGTTTGCTGCGCGCAGGGCAGACAGATTGTCTCCCGTCGGTGGCTTGTGGCTATAGGTAAAACCGCGCTTTCCTGCGTTTGCTTCCGTCAATTGCGAAAGAGCGGTTGCGTCAATTGAGTTTCCGACACCGGGCAAATCGCCAGCCTGATTATGCCGCCAAAGCTGACCGGCCGGAAAATTGCGGACCTCGGCAATGAATGCGGACCAATCAATTCCGCGTTCCCCGCTTGTAACCTTTGACCAATGAAGGGCGAGCGGTCCGCCCTTGGCGTAGCAGCCTTTCGCTTTGAAAGGGCAGTCGTCCGCGCATGTGGCGGCGGATGACGTAGAAACCGGAATCGGGCCGGTTTTGATGTTTGCTGATTTGAGAGTGAGGTGAACTTTCATTGGATTAATGGTTTGATGGATTAGAATTGGGAACGGAAGAAAACGAAGAAAAAGGCGTAACCTGCAATGGCGTAGGCAATGGCTTGAAAAGCGAGTGAAAGGAGTTTGCGGCGCATGGGATTAACGGGATTCAAGGTTGAACGGAGCGTTCCCAAGGAATCGTTCCTTGGCTTGTTCAATGGTGGATTCCTGCGAAAAGGTTCCGAATTCCCAGTCAACGTTGACCAGAAAGGTTTTCGAAAGGTTTTCGAAAGGCGTTACGATACGATACCGGAATTGACCGGAAGGAGTGCGTTCAATCTGAAGTGTTTTCATGCTCTCGATTCAAAATTCAACCGTGGGCCGTTAGGCTAGGTGAAACGGAAAAAGGCGTCAACAAACTTTTTCAAAGAAAAGTTTGAGAGAATGGAAAACGAGGGAAAACCTTAGGAAAACGAGGGAAAGCGGAGGGCAGGGAATGAGCCGAAAAGGCGTTGCAGGTCGACGTTGCAACGCTCACCTTTGCAGAATGACGGCTAAGCAATGGGAAAGAGCAAAGGCGCAGTATTTGAGCGGAAGGGAATGGCAAGCGATTGCAAGCGATTTGAGCGTGCCGATTAATACTCTGCGCAGTCGCGCTTGTCGGGAAGGCGTGACTAAGGTGAAGGCGCAAATGCAAACGATTTGCACTGAAAAGAAAACTCAAACGCTAGAAAGTCTCTCCGCTTTGGTCCGCAGCAAACTCGCGGCTGATGCTGCGTCGACATTGGAACGCATAGACTCTTACGCTCTCGACGGCATCAAGGATGAATCAACACGGGAGCAAATCCTAGGAAGTGTTGCCAAGCGGTCCGCACTCGTTTTTGGCTGGAGTGAACAAGGGGAGCAAGCGAGCGTGAGCATCAATTTACTCGGTTCGATGCCGGATCGAACCTCGGTCGAGGTCAACGTGAGTGAATCCGAAACGAAGTGAATATAACATGTATTGTGCGTCGCAAGCGGGCTTATGGTGATGATAAGTTAAGCTAATGACAGAAAGTCTATCGGGACACTAAAGAATTCTTTTCTGGCGGCAGAATCGGCGGCAGACTGGCGGAGGCCCGGCCCCTTTTGGGGACGGCTTCGTTTACGATACCCCCCTCAAAAATTTTCCACCTTTTTGACCATGCTAAATAAAATCAAAATTGGTCAAACTGTATCTTTAACCACCGCTGAGAGGAAGTTGGCCCACTTCGTCGCTAGGAATCGAAACGGCAATAACCGTCATTTCAACAAGACGAACTTGAAGATCAGCGCGGAGGACGCTGCGACTGTGGATCTGGAGGGAATGTGCGGCGAGATAGCGTTCTGCAAGCTCTTCAATGTGTATCCCGATCTGGATACGAATCGCGAGCCTCCGCATCCGCTTTACGACGCGGTTATCCCGCCTCCGCCGGGATTCCGCATCGATGTCAAAACGACCAAGTACGACAATGGCAAGCTGCTGGTCGATGCGCGCAAGGGTAGGAGGAAGACCGAAGGCGTGGATTTCTACGCGCTAATGACCGGAAGTTTCCCAGGTCCGTACACATTCAGAGGCTTCATCGCCAGAGAGCAGATCATCCAGCCACATAAACTTGGCCTACTCTGCGGGTACAAAAGCTACATGGCGGAGCAAAGCGAGCTGACGGATGAACTTACCGATCCTCCACTATTCTGATTGACATTACGACCATTCGTATGCGTCAGTCCGCTCATCGACCCTAAGCAAGGCGGCGGCTTGGTCAGCCATCGCAAAACTGTCTAAGCGGCAATGACGCTCCGCAAAGGGGGTAGGATTATCAGCCACCGTGTGGTGGAATTGATGGCCTACCGATGTCGGTAAACGTCGGTTTAAATTTTTTCACCTCATGTCTTGTCCCAATGTCTTTAACGCCTTCGCGGTGGCTACCGAGTCGCTCGCGCAGGACGTTTACAAACGCGCCTCGTACCGTTCGATGTGGCTCAACCTCATTGAGCGCGGCGAATACCCACAAGGTACCGGTCTGACCCAGACCTCGTTCACCACGACCTCCATCGAGCCGACTGCGGCTGAAGAGTGGTCGGCCATCACCCTCGCGTCCGGCAACCCCGGCGATAACGGTGGTGCTTGCGATGTCACCTACAATGACGTTCCGGTCGGCTATAACGCTGTCACCTGGGGTCCTGAGCGTTTCGCCCTTAAAGGTCCACTCCTGTGTAAGGACGATCTGACCTTCGACCATCGCGTCGAGGCGTTCTTGCGCGTGTACTTGGAGAAGCTCTCGATCCGCGCTCAGCGTTCGTGGGAGACTCGCTACCAGAACATGTTCGCCAAGTACGCCATCAAGGCGGTGGCCGACTCGTCCTTCACTCAGGTGGAGACGATTCCGAGCGGTGTGAACGAGTTGCCCTGGATTCAGACTGGTTCGGTTGGTCAGGCGTTGAATCAGGCTACCTCCGAGCTGACGCAGGAGATGCTCGATGTTGCCGCCGCCACGCTGATCCGCAATGGCGCGACGAATCCTGATAGCTCCGGCTTCATCAGCTTCTCCAGCGATGGTCCGGTGTTTCCGCTCTACATCGGCATGGAGGCCAGCCAGCGTATCGCTCAGAACAATGCCGCGCTGCGCGAGGATCTGCGCTTCGCCGATATGGGTTCTGGTCCGGGTGCTGAGCTGCTCAAGCGGATTGGCGCGAATCGGGTCATCAAGAACTTCCGCCATATCCCGAATCTGTTCCCGCCCCGCTTCAGCTATGCTGGCGGCAAGTACACGCTCATCCAGCCCTTCACCAGCTCGTCTGGCACGAAGGGTACTGTGTTCAGCGTTAACCCGAGCTGGACGACCGCCTTGTACGAAGGTGCGTTCATCCCGACTCCGTACGTCATCAAGAGCCATATCGTTCGCCCGGTGAACCGTGTTGGCGACTTGAGCTGGCAGCCGACCAACTACATGGGCGAATGGCAGTGGGTGACTGGTGCCTACAAGCTCGATGTGGATTGCGCCGATCCGCTGGAGAAGAAGGGCCAGCATTACGCTGAGTTCGTCCATGCCGTAGAGCCAGTTTTTACGAATCAGGGTATGACCATCATCTTCCGTCGTTGCACTGGCGCGCTAACGACCATCATCTGCTCGTAATTCGAGTTTAGGTGATTGACGCAAATCCCGTCACGGTTTACGCTGTGGCGGGATTTTTATGCACTTAACGAGAGGAATTCGGCGCGAAGACGGCATGGTTTTCTGGGGGTTTTGCGGGAAGAATCCAGACGGAACGCCATTCGAATACTGGGTAAACGAGCAGGTTTTTGAGAAAAATATTAAGAAGAGCAGTGAAAGGTTAAAGAAAAGGTACGCTTCAAATAAGCAGGAATATCTGAGGCAGCAGCGCGAGTACCGAGTGAAAAACGCCGATGCGATTCGCGAGAGAAGGCGTCGCTATCGCCAGAGAAATGCGGCAAAGATTAAGGTGGCGAAGCAAATTTACGCCGCAAACAACAAGGATAAGATTGCGAAAGCATTGGCAAACCGTCGCGCCAACAATCCGATTGTTCGAATGGCCAACTCAATGCGCCGCTCAATACGCCGATATCTCGACGCTGGACAGAAGGGTGAGATGAGCAGTTTTGAAATCATCGGCTGCTCGAAGGATGATCTTCGCAAGCATCTTGAATCTAAGTTCAGAGATGGAATGACTTGGCAGAACTATGGAAAACATTGGCACATCGACCACATTGTACCTCTGATTTCAGCCAAGTCGTCGGATGAGGTTAAGCGGCTTTGCCATTGGACAAACTTGCAACCGCTGACCGCTTTCGAAAACATTTCAAAGGGTTCAAAGTGGCATCCTGTGAAAGAGCATCTAGCCTTGACATCGCACCCCATAATCTGATGCTCCCCGTATGCCGAGTTTTACTCTCCCCGAAGGCGTTGAGATTCCCGAGAATTTGAAGGAAGGCGAGGCGTTCCAGACGATGGCGACGATTGTCCTCGGAAAGAACGGCAAGGCCGAGTTCATCGAGATTGATGGCATGGCCATCCCCGGCTACGAGAAGAAGTCGAAGGGCAAGAAGATGGCCGAGCGTGGCGAGGAGATGGAGGAGGAGGGGGAATACGAGGAGGAGGCTGCTCCCGGCGGCGGCGGTTTTATCGCCGAGGTAATGCAGCGCGGACGCGGCGGTCCGATGGCCTAACTAATAGGAAAACGATATGCCAAGTATCACATGCGATGAGGCGGAGACGCTGATCAATGAGGCGGCATCGCTTGGATGTCGTTCTCCGTGGGAGGTCGAGTTGGCCAAGCTGGCCCTTGAGAATCGTATCGCGACGTATCTTCAGGGTGGCGGAGCGACGCGCGGAACGTATCGGAGTGTCACGGCTACCGGCAATGTGGTGAGCGGCGATTATCTGATCATTGCCGATGCCACAGGTGGCGCGATTACGATGACATTGCCGCCTGCCGCTCTGCTTTCTGGCCGCATCTACGTTTTCAAGCGGATCAACAGCGGCGCGAATGCGGTCATTGTCGATCCGAGCGGTGCCGAAACGATTGACGGAGCGGCGACGTACACGCTGTCTGCTCAATGGAATTCCGTGACGATCATGTCGAACGGAACGGCGTGGTTCATTATCTGAGAATTCTATGGCCAACATCTCCTGCGAACAAGCGGCTGAACTGATTGCGGAGGCGTATGGCGCGTCCTGCAAGAGCAACCGCGAGAAGAACCTGCTGGAGATTGGCCTACTCTGGGAGGCGGCGACGCTTGGAGGCAATGCCGATATCACGGCGGATAACACGGTGATAAGTGCGGACAGCACGATCATCACGGCGGACATGACCGAGTTTTTCTAAGACCGAAAGAAACCCCTTACATAGATTATGGCACAGCAAACGATTAACGTAGGCGCAGCTCCGAATGACGGAACGGGAACGCCGCTGCGTACGGCATTCCAGTACACGAACAGCAACTTCAGCGAGCTGTACACAGCTGTCGGCCCGAGCGGCAATAACATCGTCGTACCGGGAACCGCCACCATCACCGGCGATCTGACGGTGGATACCTCGACCCTGAAGGTGGATTCGGCGAACAATCGGGTGGGTATTGGTACGGCGAGTCCGGCGACTCGCTTTGTTGTGAGCGGAGGCAGAACAGGATTATTTAGCGGAGATGTGTTCAGTCTGGCTCTTGCCCAAACAACCGGACAGGCAAATTATCTTTATCTCGGAACCGATGCGTCTGGAACGTTGTTAGTATCTGAATCTTCTGGAAACTCTGTGATGACGTTGAGTCAATCCGGTGTTTGCAACTGGCTCGACGGCGCAGGCGGCACTCGAATGACGCTCAACTCCAATGGACTCGGCATCGGAGTTACGCCGAGTGCTCAACTTGCTTCTTATAAGTCTTTTCAGTTTGGTATTGGTGGCAATCTAATTGGGCGTTCTGATGATTCAGGAATTGAACTTAGTTCTAACTCTTATCGAAACTCTGGTGGTAATTACATTTACCTAAACACAACCACTGCTGCTTCTTACCGCCAATACTCAGGAACGCATCAATGGTTCACCGCCCCATCCGGCACCGCTGGCAACGCCATCACCTTCACCCAAGCCATGACGCTGGATGCGTCGGGGAAT